TCTTTATATCTACAGGATCCCTTTGCCACTCTGCAATTATCACCGAAATTATTGGAATATCTGTTGCCTTCATCCCTGAAGCCTCCACTCTTTGTGTATACGGAGCAGTATTTGACCAGTTTTCGCCTCTCACTGTATATAGTTTTGAATTAACCAGAGAATTTACAGTAGAGTTTGTAACATTGATATCATTTGCACCGAATGTGTCACCCTGCACAGTATAATTGGTGCTGTCTATAATTTCATATTTACCGTCTCCGCCCTGTGTCAATGTGTATTTTCTATTGCCCTCAAAAACATCATCTTTATAATTTGTTTTTAGTGCCATCTTACCTCCTGTTTCCTATGCTCTTTCTGCCCAAAGAAAAAGACAGCCTCTGCTGTCCACTTAAAGCACTCTCATACATATCTCCTAAGTCTTTGAGTATTCTCTCTATATCGTTGGCTTGATAGATACTATCATAAGTAATTCGTGCCGGTGTTTGTGGCGTTGATATTTTAGTATAATACGCCGCTCTCAACTTATTGATATTATCAAGAAATCTGGCCATTTCCGACTCTGTTCTGAAGTCTTCCATAGCCCACACTTTTGTACTTATACTTACGCCAAATAAATTGGCCAGATGCTTACATGCCTCCTCTACTCTGTTCAAATCTGTATAAGCTATATAGGCTTTATCAGTATCGTTTATCAAGTCGTCTACTGTTCTGTCAAAGATTAGAGTATTCAGTACATTACTCATTCTATCACCGCCTCTGCTGTAATTTCATTTCTGCTGAATTTAAAATCAAGCTTAGTAATTATTCCTTGTCTCTTACCCTTAAAGGTATCAAGTTCTACCGGATCCCCCAGCTCATGATTATTGGCTACAAGTCTGCAAGATATACTTTCGTTCTTCATGCAGTCGTCATAGCACCTGTTAAGAACTTCTTGCATATTTTCCTTAGTCACAAGTGTAGCCTCTTTAATTTCAGCAATGTTTTTATTATGCGTTATTTTTTCATTATCCTTACTTATACTAAACGTATTGTGTATATACTTCTTGCCTGATAAGATTACCTGATTTCCAGTACCAGAAATGTATGCATAGTTATCACCTTGCTGTATTATACTCCCACCCATTATATTCAAAGAGTGCATAGGCTCACTAAATTCTACTTTTGTAGCACCTGTCAAGCAACCTTTATACAGTTCTATAACCTCATTGCCATTTACATATTCATGTGCTGTAAGCTTTACTCCTGTGATCACATCACTGTGAGAAAAAGATAACTTAGTAAACAGTTCCTCCTGTCTTATCTGCGTTATGTCGGTAGTCCGCATAGGATACAGATATAAATTTCTGTCATAGCTTGTATCCACTATGGCACCTATGGCAAAAGCCAACTGCTGTAATGCAGTCCTTTTTGAACAAATTGGTAAGTATCCACTTATAGGCTTGTTTTCAAGTGCGGTATCTATAAAATAAGGTATTCCTTCACCCTGCATTATTAAGTCTAAAAGCTCTTTCGCCCTCATCTGATTGTACACTCCGCCCATAAATTCAGTACCATCAAGTACCCCTATAGCATCATGCGTTTCCATTGAATAGACTGTACTGCTTAACTGCTTACCGTCTTTTAAGTAAAATATTCCAAGTATCGCTTCATCAAAATATAAAGTCTGCTTTTGTTTTTTTTGAAACTCAAAGTCGTATCCCATTTTATCCCTTACAGAATACCCCATGGTATTTACAGATATTTCTTTTGATGTTCCGTCAATCTCTACCAAACAATCTATGCTTTCAATCTCATCATCTCTAAAAATCCTTATAAGACCCCAAGTAATCACAGTAAGAAATGCATTTCTAAAAGGCTTACTTGTTTCAAGGAAGGTTATGACAACCTTGTTATAGAAGTCTACAACACCATAACAAAAATACTTATAACTATCCGGATTATAATCTTGCTCTTTTAACAAAGTGTTATCAGAATACCATTTTATATTTACCTTGCTACAATAATCCTCACTATAATTGTTAAACTCAAGGCTTATGCCTACACTTGAAAAGTTTTTCGTAAATCTAAATTCCAAAGTAGGCGGAGTTGTAAACCTTCCCGAATTGTCAGATATACTTCTGCTTATATATCCCATATGTTCAAGAGTACCCGGAGTATTTACATAAGTTCCGTCAAGCTTAGAGTATCTAGGCAAACACATAGCATAATTTGGATACTCAACTACCTCTTTCAGATTTTCAAGTACAACAAACTCCTTTTTATCTGTTGAACTTATTGAGCTGTTCTCTTTTGCTCCCAGCGCTATATCATCATAGATTATCTTTAATCCCCCGGCATTTGACATTCTCTGATTTCTGATAGCTGACAGCCATATATATCTATATGGCTTACTTGTCTGTAGAAACTCAATCTTTACAGTGTCAAAAAGCTTTACTTTAGCGGCACAAAAATATTCAAATGATGTTGGCGTATATTCTGCCGACTTTACAAGTGTACTATCCTTAAGCCAACTTATTTTTACTTTTTTTGCATAATCGCCCGATAAAAGATTAAATTTAAGCTGTATACCGTTGCTTGTCTTTAACCTGTCATATTTAACTGTGATAGTTGGTACATAGACAAAGTTGCAATTACTATCTGATAAACTGCCACTAATATACCCCCCTAAACCATGAGGTATACTGTCAGGCGCATTTACATAATCTCCGTTCAATTTAGAGTATCTAGGCAAGCAATATGCGAAACCTTGCATGGAATTTTCAGTACCGAACAAAGTATCAAGAGTGGAGTATTCCTGTTGGTTGTTCGTCTCTGTCTGTATATCCCATCTCATTATCGTCTCCTTTGCGGTTCCATAGCTATAAAGTTTATTGACAGCCCATCACCTAAGCCCCAGTAGTTTTTATTATTCCTTATTACGAGGTCATCTTCACCTTGAGTTATATACGCTTTAAAGGTCATAGTTTCATTTCCATATGGTACTGTTATATCATGACTGGCAAATGACGGATTAGATATAGCATCATAAAACTGATTGTATGATGCCATGTCCAAACCCTTAGGAACAACCTTCATTGTGTAGTTGTAAAATGTACCGATAATATCTCTGTGCATAGCATAATCGGTAGTGCGACCTGAGTTTTCTGTATCTGTTACAGCAAACTTTCTTTTAAGCTCAAGTACATTTATGTTGTATTCTCTACCGTCCATTCTAAAAATATTATTAGTCATCAGTTACCTCCTACCAGCACAAGACTTACTCCCTTTCTCTTTGCTTCTTTGTCAAGTTCCGGCTTCAAAAGCCTTACAAGTGCTCCAAGACTACTGTCAAACTTTAGTACAATCTGCATAGATTCGGTACTGCCACCTGCATTAGCTTGTATTTTATCCGCCAATAATCCTAAAACATCATCCTTGTTTTCATAACTTGCCTTTAGTATATCTGTGTATCCTGCTCCCGTTGGTGTTATTTTACCCTTAGCAACATTCGGTATGTAAGAAGATGCATTAGGGATGTTTAATCCTATAGGCACTCCGATATCCACTCCGTCAAAAACGTCTGTAACGTTGCTAAGCCATTTTCTAGCTTCACTTACTGATGTTTTTGCCATATCGGCGATACCTTCATTGAATCCTTTTACCACATATTCAGCTATAGAATGAAATTCCCTTGACGGAGAATGAATATCCAGTTCGTCTTCCGCCTCCTCTAATGTCTCTCTAGCCCATCTGCGAATAGCATCCTTTGCTAAATGTGCAAAATCTGATATGCCCTTTTCAAAGCCCTCATTCACACGCTTTGCTATATTATAAAATGACTGATACAATCCCCCGTTACCGTTTACATTACTGTCACCCCAAAACCACTCTGTTACATGCTTTGACCATGACTGCATAGAAGATTGTGAAGCATTATGGCCTTGTTCAATCTTTGCTTTAAAAGCTGTAATAATATCAAGTGCAAATTTAGTCCATGATTCTTTATTTACTCCCTTATTCTCACCTGTACTTATAAACCACTTTCTTATATTATCAGCCCACTGCTCAATAGATAGCTGTACGTCTTTATATGACTGCTGTATCTTTGTCTTAAATGCCGTGATAATGTCCAAGGCGAACTTCTCCCATGATTCTTTATTAATGCCTTTAGAATTTCCTGCACTAATAAACCATTTACGGATACTTTCCGACCATACCTCAATAGGTTTTTGAGTGTCCTTAAAAGAACCGGTTATTTTATTTTTAAAGCTTGTAATGATATCAAGTGCAAATTTTTCCCAGGATTCCTTATTCACTCCTTTTCCTGTGCCGGAGCTTACAAACCACTTTCTAATGCTTTCAGCCCAAAGTTCAACAGGTGATTGAGTATCTCTAAAAGAGCTTGTTATTTTATTTTTAAAACCTGTAATAATATCAAGCGCAAATTTTTCCCAAGATTCCTTATTAATACCCTTAGATGTTCCGGAACTTACAAACCAAAGTCTTATACTGTTACCCCAAGCTTCTATAGCACTTTGAGTTGACTTGTAGTTAATAGTCACTCCCTGATTGAATCCTGTGACTGTTCCTGTCGCCCATCTTTGAGCCTCTGTTGAATTACCGCTGCTTATGCCCAGCTTAGATGCAAACCAATCTCCGATACCCTTAGCCCATGACTGAATAACAGATTGAGTGGATGATTGTTTTTGTGATACGCCTTGATTGAATCCCTCTACTGTATATCCGCCAACCTCTTGCATCACAGTAGATGGACTGTGAATGCCTAACAATCCTTTTACACCGTTCATAAACGGATCTGTTATATTCTGCTTTATAAAGTTAATCGGTGCTGCAAAAGTACTCTTTATTCCTTTACAAAATCCTTCCCAGAGGTATGTTCCTATTTCTTCCATTACTTTTGACGGACTGTGAATTCCAAATCCGTTTTTTACCCCATCAATGAATGGCTTTATCATGTTTGTGTAAACCCATGTAGCTATGCCCACCAATGCGTCTTTGATACCTTTTAAAAATCCAAGGACCACATTACCGCCACAGTCTTCTATCTCTTTACCAAAGTAGTCTCTTGCCTTTGTAAAGCCTTTTATTATCAAATCAGCAACAATCCTTGCAAGCATTCCAAATACAGAACCAAGCGCAGAATATAGCAATGTGTAAAGTCTGCTCGCTATCCCTAACCAATCAATAGATGTAAACATTGTCTCTATGCCTACAGCAAACTTACTCCAGTCAGTTGTCTGTACTATATTTATCAAGGTATCAAGTATGCCTGTTACAAATAAACTCAACGACTCTGCTACAGTACCAAACTCAAAATTGGTAAACAATGTAGATAAACTTGTACCGATATGTTCACCCAAAGCAATCCAATCAAAGCCGTCAACCACCATATAAAAGGTGTTGAAAACTCCGTTAAATCCTTCAGCTACCAACAGTCCCACATCTTCCCATGATATATTATTCATAGTGACATTAAGACCCAGAGCTATATTATGCCCCAGCTCCATCCATTCAAAACGTTCTATGGCAGTAAGAAGTGCTCTAAGTACTCCGTTAATACCCTCTGCTATCAGTATCCCTAAGTTCCCCCAAGATATATTATTTACAGCGGTGTTGAGACCTAAAGCTATATTATTTCCAAGCTCTGACCATTCAAACCTTTCTACGGCTTTTCTAAGCCCCTTAATAATACCGTTAAAACTCTCTGCTATTAAAAGCCCTAACTTTTCCCAAGGTATGTGAGCAATCATGCTATTAAGACTTGTTGCTATAGCATTTCCTATATCTTCCCATTTTACTTTCTCTACAAATCCTCTTAAACCCTCTATTCGGGCTTTAAAGTATTCACCAATAGTCGCACCGAATAAATCCCATTCTATTGTGTCAACTATTCCGTTAAGTCCGTCTGCAACAGCTCTACCCAGAGCATACCAGTCTATTTGTGTCAGAAGTAATTATAAAGTATGAACTATAGTATTTACACCCGTTCCAATCAATGCTCCTATAGCATGCCAATCTATAGTAGCTACAAGGCTGTTAAACATAGTGGTAAAAGCTGTTACAAATGCAGTTATCTTACCGCCTATTCTATCCCAGCTTATAAAGTCGGTGAACTTGGCCACAGCATCATTTATCTTCTCACCTATAAGTTTGCCTATTCCTGCAAAGTCACCGGCATTGAACATATCCTTCAGTTGCTTAGCAAAGTCACTTATACCTTTATTTATCTCGGCTGTCTCAAACATATTTGCAGGAGATATACCGCCTGCTCCGCCTCCGCCGGCACCACCACCACTACCTGAGTGGTCTTTATTTGCATCCAGCTGTATTTGAATTAAATCGTCAAAAGGTGCTAATGCTTTCTTGGCTTCCTGTCCTGCCTGTTTTGCCGCCTTACCTGCTTGTTTTGCCGCACCGCCTGTACCTTTTAAGCTTTTTGCATAATCCTGATTTACTTTCTTTGCTTTTATAAATGTTGTCTTTCCGCCTAAAGCCGAAAAGAACTGATTTATATAATTTAGGGCGGTCGCAATCATACTTATAAGCGTATTCAGTGCCGGAGCGACCACACTTAAGATAGGGGCAAAAGCGGCAGCAAAGCTGTTCTTTAGGTAGAACATAGATGACATAAGACTCGATACAGTAGCGTTTGCTTCAGCGGAATACTGCACAAGGTTTTGAAATCCTTCCTTTACCCCTTGTATAACTGCACGCATTGCCATTCTAATCAAGAGCATTTTAAACATATTTGAAAGCCTTAATATGCTTCTACTTACGCCATTAGATGCACTACTCATTTTCCTTGAACCGGAAACAAAGTTTCTTATCCCGGACGACATCTTAGAACCTATTGAACCTGCAAATTTGATTGCAGATCTTGTGGCACTGTTAAAAGCTGAAACTATCCTTGAACCTATTGTGCGGGCAAGTCTAAGTGTGGATCGCGTAATGTTGCTAAAAGCTGATTGTGCGACAGACACAAATTTTTGGAGTGGTGTTCTTACGGTTTCCTCATTTGCTTGCACCTCCGAGAGCCTTTGCCTGTATACTTCTAACTGACTTGTCAATTGTTGTATCCTGTTTGCCTTATCGGTATATGCTGCACTGTCTGCACCGGATGTAAAGGCTTCACCGTCTGCCTCAAGCTGTTGCATTTCTGACCTGTATACTTCAAGCTGTCTTGTTACTTGATCTATGTCATACTGAAGATTCTTCCATCTGCTTGAATTATGACTTTCTCCCATGTCATCAAGTTTTTGTTGTTTAGATATAAGGCCCTCAAGCTTCCTGTTAGTTGCATCTATTTGGTCTTGATACCATTTATATTCTTCAGTTGGTATCTGTGTTCTCCCAAGTTCTGCCATCTCATCTGTAAGCCTTCTTATCTTAGCTTCAGTCTGTTCTATTTGATTATTAAGTGCAGTCATTCTGGAATTGCCGTTAAAGCTTCTTTGTATACTGTTCCCGGCTCTTTCCATATCGGACTGCAAAGTTCTTGCCGCACCGGAGAGCGTGCTTATGCCCTGCTCAAAACCTGTAGTATCAACTCTTGTATCAAACCTTAGACTTCCGTCACTTCCACCGCTTGCCATATAACACCCCCTCTCTAGCCTAACAGCTTATTCCAATAGTCTATTTCCGCCTGTTCTTCTTCCGTATATCTTATCCTTATATCGCATATATTTTTATTGTGAGAATAAAAATCCTGCTCCCACTTTTCAAGTTTCTTGCCTTTCATTCTCTTTTGCCTTATAGATAGTACAGTTGAAAATGTTCCGCCCTCTATCTCCATAAAGTAACCCATAAAAGTCCACCAGTGAAGATACTCTTCTGCTCTTACCTCTTTATTAGCTACCTTATTTACCGCAGGGAAGATGATAGAAGCATCTTGAGTCCAATCTATCATCTTTCTCTTTTCAGTGTTATCCTCATTCTTGCCACAGTCAACAAACCACTTTGCCTGCTCCAACGCCTCACCGATACAGTCTTTTGGAATATCTTCATATCCGTTTCCATACATCCTTTTTAAAAGAATATACAGCCTTTCCTCATTACTTATATCAGGGTCTTCACAAGCTTCCAGGAAGATAAGTACATTTCTAAAGTCTGTATTTATAGGATACTCTTTTTCTGCCACCGTAAGTGTTGTCGGTAAGTAACCTATCATTTTTCAATACTTATATACTTATCAACTTTTGCCTGGCTCTTCTTTGCATACTTCTCAATAGCAGGCTTCATAATATCGACTAATCCTTCCAGAACGCCTTCAAACAAATACTTCTGGCCAACAATGCATAAAGGGGACTGACCGTCAAATATAGTATCAAACACATTCGCATTAAACACTTCATTAAAGGCCTTACGCATTGTTTCCGTAAATTCGGATATATATGCTCCGTCCTTTTCTAAGCCGCTTTTTGCACTCCCATCCGTATTAAGTTCTATATTCTCTGGAACACTATAATTTTCAAAATCCTTTTGCATTTTAAGTATTCTGTTTATAATCTCCGGATCTGCGGGATTAAATCTTATAATTCTATCCGGATTATCATTGACGGTAAAGCTTTCCCTACCGTCATCAAAAGATAAATTCTTCATAAGTTTACTTGCCTCCTATTAGTCTGCTGTAAAGGTTTTTGATGTAAGCACAAACTTACCCTTTACTCTATTACCTGTGTAATGAATGTTAAAAGGTATCTGATAGCCTGTAGTATCTCCACCATAACTTGAAATCTCAATAATTGCATCTTCCTTGTATGCAACATATGTTCCAGGAGTTCCGCTGTCCTCATCCCATAAATGAACTTCCACAACATCAGTAGTAAGATCATCAAGTGTTTGACGCTCATCTATAATAGACTGCAACCTCGTAAATAACGGGTCGCCCACCTCAGCATAATAAGGCTCTACAGATGCTTCAGGTTGATATGTAGTAAGGTTTACGGATGTTTCGCCAAGGATATTACTCTTTTTCTCTGTGTTGGCATTCATCTCAATCTTGTATTCCTCAAGATCTTTACCAAGTCTTGCATATGCTGCAGGAGTACCTGACTTATTTGTATTTATAAAGTGCGCCATGAACTTACGCTTAATCTTTCCTGTTACTGCCATGTTTATTCCTCACTTTCCAATTTATACTCGGCGTAAATTTGTAATTGATACATTACGCCATCATTTATAGTTTCTCCAACCAGACCCATGCTCATTGCATTGGCTGTTGTAGCTTTCAAAAATATTCCTTGCTTTTCGTCTCCGTCAACTTCAAAGGTTACAGACTCCTCAGGTAAATGCTCTAACCAGTACGATAATTCATATAAAAAATTGCTGTTGGCCAATCGGTTATAATCTGTATAAGACTGGCTAACAGCATACATTACAAAGTTGTGTTTTCGTATCTGTGTGCCCTGTATATCCTCTTTTACAAGGCTGTCACCTGTGCTTGATAGGCCGTAATTTGTGGGCTGTGGCTCTGTAAAATCTATATGAACATTATCCCCGGCAAGGAATTCCGATATCTTAGGGTAA